CAACGTTCTTCTCATCCTCTACCAGCTGAACTTCTGCTGCCTTGGGCTCTTCTGCCTTGGTTTCCTTGGTGGTCTTGGGCTCTGCAGTAACCTTGGGCCGCTCAGTTGCCTTTTCGGGGTTTTCGCCAGCGGGAAGATAGATAACGGTATCAAGCTGTGCTTCCTCAGCCTCGGGGTTCTGGTTCTCATTAACTTCCTCATAATCAACATCGACAACAGTGTCCATATTGATTTTGGAATCATGGGGCTTCTCTGCGGGCTTCTTAACCTCAGGCTGAGCTTCCGCTGCCTTGGGCTCTTCTGCCTTGGTTTCCTTGGTGGTCTTGGGCTCTGCAGTAACCTTGGGTTGCTCTTTGCTCTTCTTGATCATGGTGCTGACATAATCATACACGTCAGGGATCTTAGAAGAAACCTTGCTGGAGCTTACGCTGTTGTGGAGTGCGCGAATGGCCTTGGCCATGTCGCAGTTATTCATGAGGCACAGTTCCAGATACTCATCATAGATTGTTTCGGGAATGCCGATGAACTTGTCATACACAATATCATTGTGCATCTTGGTAGCCTTCTTATAAGCTTCCTTGGACAGGCCGGGAACCATGGGCATGCCATACAGGGCGATGGGACGACGTGCGGAGATGGCCTTTACGATGGCCTCGTTGGAATAAATGGGATTGGCGTTTCTGGTAGTTGCATACATAATATATTTCCTCCTAAGTAAAATATTTAAATTTGCATATGGTAATATACCTTATGCACTGTTATATCATGCATTTGAAATTACAAGATTTTACACAGAAGGGATTGCTCCCTTCTGTGTTATTTCAATCACTTATCATATACTTGCATGCACATTATCTTCTTAACAGAATACTTTGCTCTTATATTCTCTGATCTAACTCTAATTTCTTCATCATCCATATTAACAGATCTACATGACTTAGCATATTGAGCAAATACAGGTTTCTTAGCAGAATAATACTTCTTAGTAAAGAAGAAACCTTGATCTACTATATCAATATAAGTTGTATTATCCATTCTACATCTACCAAGAGTTTGTTGCGCTAATACAGATGATTTAAATGGTTCTGCTAGATTGATAGTACATCTAAGATCATATATATCAGATGCAGCACCACACGATTTTGTAGTGGACAGTATAACTTTCTTGTATAGATTAGATTCTTTATCTTCTTTAATCATGCTAGTGTAAATCCCCACATATTGTGCCAAAACGGGAAATTCAGTACATATGTGATCATATACTGCCCTAATGCCTTCGTTGGTGCCAATATAAATTAAAGTCTTACCATTTTTATTAATAACCATATCTATCAATATTGTGATAAGATTTAAAAAGTTTGGCCGTTGCACTAGATAAGAAATATACTTAACCCTATCTAAACCATAACCGCCCTTATTGATACAACCACGTATATCATATGGCGATGGATGAGAATTAAAGTGGATACTCACATAATTTACGTGAGGATCAGAATTTTCATCAAACAATGCTATAGATGGAATATTCTTAAAATAGAGCTGATAAATAGTATTCTCTTCTTTTGATGATCTGGCTGGAGTAGCTGTTAAATATAGAGTCTTCTTAGTATTAGAATGGAAATCTATTTTAGCCATGTTGTCGAAATATAGATGAGCCTCATCATAAACCTTCATAGAGCATCTCAAATACTTAAATAGCTCTTCTACTTTAGACCATCCGTTGGTATCTCCATACGACTTTATAGTCGAGTGAGATGCTAAGAATATCTGATAGTCTAATGGATTTCTATTATAGAGCTTATTAATAGATGGAGCTCCAGCAATCATATAGATTTGTTTCTCACTAAGAGGAGTATATTCAAATATCTTTGCTTTCCATTGTTCCAGCCAGTTTAAAGAACTGGTAATAATGATAGCTCTAGCGCCTAGAGCACATATAGCCGCTACAGTAACGAATGTCTTACCGCTACCAGTACTAGAGTTTACAGATAATTGAGATTTAGCAATCGTATATCTATATTGATCTCTACCAAGAATGAATTTAAGAATTTCTAATTGTCTATCATCTTTAGTCAAATATCTAATGGGTATTGGATCTGTCATTACATATGGATCTGGAGTTTTATCCACTACAGGTTCACACATAAACATATTCTTCAAATAACTAATATCTATTCCTCTTGGTAAGCTTAATATTTTATTTTCTTCATCATATTCTATCCCTTTGGGAAATGATCTGTGTTTAGAGGGATCCCATACAGAGAATATATACTCCAGGTTAGGGCAATCCCCAATATCGTAATTGTTAATTTCTATATGAGAATGCTTTAAAACTATTTTATCCAATCTCATATACCTCCAATCATAGGTATTACTATGAAGTTTTTTAAAAAATATAATTCTATAACCTGATAACATATTAGTAATTTGAAGTGTGTGCCAAGTCTATGAAAATAGAAATCACTTCAAGTTACTGTCAGCATCATGTGGTTGCTAAAGCACGTTTTGTCATTCGTCCAGCGTATATTTCTGGATACCTCCAAAATTATTAGGTTTTTCTTTTTGGTTGATCAAAACAAATAACTCCGACTGATTACCCCTAGGGATTTCTCCCTAGGGGTATATCGTATCAATCAATCGTAAATGTATACCGCTCTATGCCGTTGTTGCAGAATCCTACCATTCTGGTAAATCTAACTTCCATCTCGCCTCCATACTCTCTGCGTATGAATTTAAGCAACTCCATTACGTCTATAGAATACTTATCATAAGATTCATCTTCTTTTAACGGTAAGCTTACAACTAAACGTAATACATCAACGCAGTTTTTACCAGATGTAATTCTGCATATTATTCCACCATCGCCATCACGAAGATATCTGATATCAATATGACCTTTGAGAGTATGAGGATACTCTCTATTAACCCAGTCATTTATCTTCTTCTTAAAATCTCTTATAGAGATATGCTCTTTAGAGACTATTGCTATTTTAGCAGAATACTGTATGATCTGCCCATCAACCATATTTTATCACTCCTTCTTCTTATCTACTAGCCTAACCATTGTTATGCCCTTTTCAGGATTATCAATTTTAGGCTTATCATCCAGAAGCTCTTCACTCATATAAACCTGAGGCTGCTCACAGAAGAACAAATCAAAGAACGATGGAGCATTCTTTCTATACGTCAGAGGATTATAGAGAGTTCTATGAAGATCCTTATAGAGCAGACTTACAATAATACTAGGATTGTTAGTAAGTGCTTGGTTAAGAGTAATCATACGATACTGAGTATACGGATTACTAAAGTTAGGTTTAGCAAGTACGTCATCTTTAGCTACAATCTGATTAGACAGAATAACCTCAAGATGTACAGCATCTACACTAAGATTACCTTCAACGACTAGATCTACAATAGACTGTAGAGCTTCATCTTTAGTCATCTTCTCTGTGACAGAGCTCTTATTAATGATATTGATAATATCATTCATGGTCTTAGAAATCTCATTGTTAATAATCTTGATATAGAACAATGTGATATCTGTAAGATCAGACAGCTTGATATTAACCTTACCGCCATCTGGAGTTGCTTTCTTACGAATAATCTCATTAAGCTCATGAGAGATATAAAGCTCATCCTGACTATCAGAACCAAACTTAATGTCGCCAAATCCAGTACGAACAATGAAGCTAGTGATATACTCATTATAAGTTCCATTGTCGTCTATGACAATTTTCTCTTCCTCTTCATCATCGCTAAGATTAACAGCATCTTCCTCTTCATTGACCAGATAAATATCGTTAGGATCAATAACCATAACACATTTCTTAAGATCATAAGATTCAGACAGATCATCCGTAAGCTTAATAGCATTGATATCGAGATCAAAGAAACCATCAAACTCAGGATTCCAGTTGATGGTTTGAATCTTAGTTTCAAGAAGATGCTTTGCGGACAATAGAGTCTGAGTCAACTGTGCTGATAGAATCTCTGCCGCAAGCTTTCCTACATTGATATCAAGATTGGTATAATACAGATCACCATAGCATCTCTTACAAATACCATGGCCTGTAGCTTTGCTTTGACATGTCATAGGGCTATGCATAAAGATTGTCTTACCGATAAGACTAGTATCATTAGGATCAACAACATACTCTACTCCCATAGGAGTAAATCTATAGTATCTGTTCTTTACCATAGATAGATGCTTAGAAGTCTTGATCTCAAACTTAATAAAGTGCTTAGACAAACACTCGTAAGTCATATTGGTATTCAATATAGTATCAGAGTTATTCATACCCAAGCATCTAGCAAAGTCACCAGACTCACCTACATTAGTTTTAGACATGATCTGTGCTGCTCTTGCTGCATTTGATTCAATGAAGAAACTTAAGAGATCATCTACTCCACCATTCATGAAGTTCTTATCAATAATATAAGGGAATATACCTCCGGTACCATTAGGTTTGGTACCGATATTTAATTCTGCTTCCTTAAACTGCCTTGGGTTGATTGCTTCTGAAGCTTTAAAAGATGCTGCAAGACCATGATCATAACCAAGAATACGTTGACTATCCTTGATGATCTCAATAGCCCTATTGGTATACTGCATACCTACATCTTTTACTTTATCAAATGGAACTCCAGCAAGAGAACAATGCAAGAGCTGATAATACTCTGGGCATTGATTCATTAGAGCAATATTGTCCTCATTGTTGATAGTATTCGCAAGATACCAAGAGAAGGACTCTATATAGGAATACGCCCATAGACCATTATAGAGAACCTCGTTGAGATACGCATTGCCCAGCTGGATTTTATTTTCTTTTGTCAATACATACTTATCAACAAAAGACTTGATGTTGTTTCTTTTCAATTCGCTCTGCCAGAAGATATGTTTAGGTCTAATAGTTCCTCCACTATTAAGAACCATTTTCCACATGAACAGAGAGAACCAATAATCAATTACATACAGATCACAATTCGCATCGCCTCCCCATGAGACATTAACTAGCAAATTATGAACATAACCTGTTTCAATTCCATCTTTAAGAATTGCATAAATTCCGTCGATATGATCGTCTATATTCTTAGCCGTAATCGAAGGAACATAGACGCTGATATTGGATTGAGATTCAACAGCGTCTGCATAAACATAATAGTTTTTGTAATTATACATATATCTGCCCAACTCCTTTGCTTTAATCATTATTATAATATGCAATCAAAGCATTATTTAGAAGTTATATGGACATTAAAATCCTAAAAGCAGATATACTCCCACATGGAGTTACCCATGTGGGAATATACCTTAACATTTTTAGAGGAAATAAAAATGATAAATCAAGTAACAGAAGTAAGGAAATTGAAACAAAATGGGAATGTAAAATGCAGATAGTCGGGACTTCGACTACATTAATGTTATTACATTAAAAATTAATTTAAAGAAATCTTAGGCAGCGAAGGAAGGTTACGAGAATTCTTAATATGCTTCTGCTGAGACTTTCTTGCGATTACAGTAGCCTTGTTATTATACTTAGCATAGATCTGCTTACGGATCTTACGCTCACGGATACGAGCAATAGACCACTTAGACCACAGAGGATCCTTATGCTCCTTAGCAAGCATCAGGCAAGACAGATTCTTACGACGCTGAAGGTCATCATTCTTACCAAGACGAACGAAAGTTCTCTTAGCTAATTTTCTAGCCTCAACAAGAGCTTCAACCTCTGCAGACTCGGTAAAATTCTTTAAAGCCTGTTCGCCATTCTCAAAGAAAGTAACAGCTTCAAGAGCAGAAGTAGTCATCATATCCTCAACTCTCTGAGCAATAGTATCAATTCCCTCTGCACTATTAGGATCAATCTCTCTCTCAGTATCGGCAAGAGTATCGACTACAGTATCGGTATCTTCAGCTTCTTCACGCAAATACTGATCAAAAATCATATGGAGGACCTCCTTAAAAATCATTTTAGGTTAGTAGATATCTACATGACATGTCAGTTTAGACATTCTTTGTCATTTACTCATATGTTTAATTAGCTTTTACTGATAGGTAAAACTTAAGATTAATAATATATTATAGATGTGACTATCTAAAGGAGTTGTTGATATGGATAAAAACCAAGCTGGAAATCTAAAAATGATTCAAGATTATAAACAAATGATGGTAGATGGATTACGCCATACATTCACTAGTCTTCATGAGAATGAGCTTAGAGAAGCAATAGATTATTCTATCAATAAACGTATCTATTCTGCCCCTGCAAGTATAGACAATAACTATACTAAGAGGCGTATTGATGGCGATATATTAGACGTAATCCATTATATAGAAACTCTAGAACCTATAGTCACCAGTTCAGGTGTTCTGTTTAAGAAACATAAAGAAGCAGATAATCCTATGGCTAAAATGATTATGGGCTTTCTAGATAAGAGAAGCGAGTATAAGAAAGAAATGTTTAAGCATCCTAAAGGAAGTGCTGAATTTGAAAGGTACAATCTTCTTCAGTTATTGGAGAAACTAAATGCGAATGCAACATATGGAGTTCTTGGAGCTCCCACTAGCATGCTGTATAACATCTATACCGCAGAGAGTGTTACTCGACAGGGTAGATCGTATATCTCTTGTTCTATCATGCTCTTTGAAAGCTTCTTAGCCAATAATGTAGGATTCAATAGTCTCAATGAGGTTATTGGTTTTATAAATAACGTAGAGCATGAGAAACCAGAGAGAAAACTTCTAGATAGTGTTATTCTTGATAGGAATATCACAAGAGAAGAATGTTTCTATAAACTCATGAATACAGTGGACTATACCAATGTATGGGTTCCTACAGAGAAAGAGATGGGCTTAGTATGGGATTATCTCCAGGGTGTTACTCAAGAAGATATCAATAGAATCTTCTATAAGAATAACCTCTATACATTCTGTGAGTTGCCCATAATGCAAGATCTTATTATTAAGATTCTATGTGAGCTAGATGAACCATTCATGAATCCTAATAAGCCGCCTAAGATTATTCAGGATGATCTTGATACCCTTACTTCTATTCTTAAAGAGTATGTGTATTATGGATATTTCTATACAGATAAACTAGACAGAATAGATTATATGCAGAGAGATATTGTTATAGTATCTGATACAGATTCAACTATCATATCTTTCGATGCATGGTATAGATACGTTCTCTCCAAGGTTTATAATATAGATATGCCTATCAAGCATAGAAAGTTCAATATGGTTAATCTCATAGATACAGATGAATATGGTGATAAACCTAAGAGAACAATGTGTACTATTATAGAACCAGAATATGATTATGACTTCTATACCGATGAAGTAATAGAGATTCATAAGCTTAGAGAACCATGTAAATTAGTTCCGCAGGACTCTCTTAGATACTCCATTATCAATATCATGGCATATGTATGCAGCGATTTAGTTGTAGATTATCTTGCAAGGTATGTCATTAGAGCTAATGCTGGCGGTAGCGATATGGGTTGTAAAATGATTATGAAGAATGAATTTCTATTCGATAGACTTCTTCTTACAGCCAATAGACGTAACTATGCGGATATTCAAACTCTTCAAGAGGGTAATATAATCCCCAAGGGTATGAAAACCAGTATGGCTATAATGGGATTGCCAATCAATAAGTCTACTCTAAGCGATGGAGTTAAACAGAAGATGCAAGAGATTCTCTATGAGGACGTTCTTACAGCAGATAAGATAGATCAAGTTAAGATCATGAAACAACTAGCATTACTTGAGCATAGCATCTATGAGAATGTAATGTCTAAGAAGACAGATTATTATAAGCCTGATAATGTTAAGGCTATCTCGTATTATGCTAAGAATCCTCTTGAGGTTAATGGTGTAGTTGCCATCATGGTTTATAATGAGATGAGAGACGAAACCATGTCTGCCATAGATCTAAATGAACGTAATAAGATAATTAAGATAAAACTTAATGTGAATAAAAAGAATGTTCATAAGATCAAAGACAAGTATCCTGTAGAATATGAGAAGTTGTGTAGATTGCTTGAACATCCTACACTTGGATCTAAGCTTGGTACTATTGCTTTGCCTATAGATGCAGAAGTACCAGATTGGGTATTGGAGTTCGTTGATATACAGACTATTGTATCTGATGTATTAAAGAACTTCCCGTTAGATTCTATTGGTCTTAGAAGATGTGATAATGATTCTGTAAATTACAGTAATATCATTCAGCTGTAATAAGAAATACCCATGGGAGCAATCCCATGGGTATTTATTTTTTATTCAATTGGCATTTTAGCAGTAATCTCTACATTGTCTGAATTGATTGTATAAGTAATATCATTACAACCAAGCTCTAAGAAATGACGAATTACGCCCATGGTCTTTGCAGGGATCTCTGCCTTGGCATAACGTGTTGCATCAATCTTATTATGTAATCCACAATAGATCTCATAGATTTGATCTACATTGAATCCGGAATTTACAGTAACATACTCTGAGATATCATAGCCTTCAATATATGCCTGAAGAACATAGTTTGCCACTTCATATGGTACATCCTCGTTGATGCATCTATAGAGAACTTTTCTAGGGATATTATTAGTCCATCCTGCAATCATCAATCTCATCTGAGTGGCATTCAGTCTAGGATCCTCAACCATATCAATAGTGTATTTATTCTTAGCGAATGCTTCTGCATTGTTCTTCTCAAAGTCATATGCATCATAAATAGCATCGAGCTGAGAAGCATTATAAGGCTGCATATCTGCTTCAGAAAAATCAAAATCCTCCATGAGCCTAGATGCGTTATCAACCCAATCAGAATCATATTTAGGATTCACCATGAGTTTAGCCTGAAAAGCTTTTCTTTTTTCACTAACATTCTTAGATTTTGCCATTCTAATATACCTCCAATAAAATTAATTATACGGCACTGGTTCCTTCAGTGCCAGCTTCAATACGTTTAGCAGTACGATCTCCAAGAGCCATGATCGCAGCCTCTAGTGCTTTAATAGCGATTTCATTCTGTACGCATCTATGCTCGCTATTCTGGAATGAATATAGTCTAGTAAGTACGATGGTTAACAGATCATCCTCTGATATACCATTACGGCCACATTCTTTTACCGGGCCATTCTGGAAATGTATTTCTTGCACAACGTCTCCATTGTACATAATCTTATAATCGTTAGGAGCATCATTCTCCCACTTTAATGAATCATCCCATAAGATGTATTCATGGTCAGTTGAATTAGTATTCATTATTAACACTCTCCTTGGTGGGATCTATTGTACTGGAATATAAGGTTTGTGTTTTTAATATATTAAATGCCTCTCCATGCGGCTATAGATGCTATGGTTACAGCTATTGCCATACCTATAGTAATGCCCATGACTATAACTAAGATTAAAAGTACTGCTAGCTTAATCTTATCTTTTGGAAATCGCATTAGTTTAGTAGAGAACCCTATGAATAATGCGGATAACAGTAGCACCACAACAAACAGCATTATTATCAATATAATGGTTAGCATATTATCTCCTCCCATATAAGTTTATTATTAAGTCCTAGAGAGTATTATTTTTTACCATATTAGGGCTATTTAGTAAACCTGAACATACGGATAAGAATACGAGAGGAGGTATAATAATGCAATATAACGCTCCAGTTGTACAGCAAACAAGATCACCATATGGTAATATTGTTACTAATAACAGAGTTGTACCTCAACCTGGGACATATCAACCTCAAAAGCCAGCGCCAACAAGACGTATATATTTACAAAAGACTACTAAGAATAAAAGCTTTCTAGATATGCATCATTATCTTAAAGCTATAGGAATAAAGAACAATGCATTTATGCTTACGTTGATAGATCCGGATCTAGATGGTATTGATCCTCATGATCCTAACCTAAATGGATACTATAAACAGAAAGTACTAAGAGAGTGTTTATGTAACTATTGGTATTTCATTAGAGAATGTGTTAGATTACCAAGCTCTGGTGCTAAACCAATGAAGTATAAGCTCACTCGTGGTAATTTAGCATTAAGCTTCTGTCAAATGCTAAACTTAAATATCTTCTTTGAGGAGCCTCGTCAGCAAGGTAAGACCGTATCCTCAGCAATTAGATATTTATATATTTATAACTTTGGTACCACCAATTCTAAAATGGCTTTCCTACATAAGAACATGGATGGTGCTAAAGATAACTTACAGACTCTAAAAGATATTAGAGATCTATTACCAAGCTATCTAATTATGAAAGAAAGAATCTTACCAGATGGTAAGATAGATCGTGGTAAGAATAATACCACAGAGATTCTTAACCCTCATAATAATAATGATATAAAAGTATTTGCCTCCGCTACTAATAAAGCTAAAGCTGCATCGCTGTTGCGTGGTAAGAGCTTAGGTATTATATGGTATGACGAGTACGCGTTCTTACCCTACAACGATACTATATACATGAACGCAGCACCAGCATATAAGACTGCTGCATCTATCGCTAAACAAAATGGTGCTCCATATGGAATTCTTATAACAACCACCCCTGGATTTATGACAACTCCAGAGGGTAGAGAAGCATATGCCACTAAAGAGAATGCTACTAAATTCTCTGAATCCTGGTATGATAAGACTTACCCTGAACTGATGTCTATTATTGGTTCAAATACTAAGTCAGACTTTGTATATATTAGATACACATACCAAGAGCTTGGCCAATCCGAACAGTGGTTTCAGGAAGTATGCAAACTGCTTAAGAATTCCTGGCCAGACATTAGACGTGAGATTTTGCTTGAATGGGCTACTGGAGTTGAGAACTCTCCATTTAGAGAAGAAGATCTTGATACTATATCTGGATTGGTAAGACAACCTATAAGCGTTGTATATCTTCTTGGTAAATATAGATTTGAAACTTATCTACAGGCTGATACTAGAACTTATCCACCATTGATTGGTGTAGACCCTGCTGGTGGATATAAACAGGATAGCTCTTGTATTACTATTATTGACTCTAAGTCTACTAAAGTCCTTGGATGTTTGAACTGCAACTACATCTCCCAGGTTGATCTTGCTAGATGTATTGAATTCATAGTGCGTAACTGGATGCCCAATGCTGTTATCAATGTAGAGAGAAATGGCGTTGGTCATGGTGTTATCTCTATGCTTAAGAAGATGGGTCTATCTAAGAATCTCTATTATGAGATTAAAGATAAGACCGTTGAGGAACGTCAAGATGGTGTCCATGCCTATAAGCATAAGATTAGAACTAAGATTTATGGTTTCGATAACACTGCTGCTACTCGGCAGGTTCTTATTAATATTCTTATAGAGCGTGTAGAAAATCATAAAGACAAGATCGTATCGCCTATAATATATAATGAATTGATAGGTATGGAGATTAAAAAGAATGGTAGAATTGAGCACTCTACGTCTACCCATGATGACCAAGTATTCTCTATGCTATTGGCTCTATATATGTGGTATGAAGGCGTTAATATGATGGAGCGCTTTGGAGTTAGAAAAACTTCAATTAAAACAGATGAAAATATTGATGAAGCCATTGATTATTACAATGATGATACTGTAGAAATCGTTAGTCATTTTAATACAGATGATGATTTATCAACAGAAATCGAGAATGATGTAAATGCTGCCATTAAAGCTGGCGGCACATTGATGAAAGATTTTGTAGATAAACGTATGGCTGATGAGAAAGCTAAGTTTGAAGCTCTTGTTGCTACTCCATTAGGGGAGAAAGCTTATAGACAAACTTACAATATCCCGGATGATGTTCCTATAACAAACTTTGTTAATACAGCTTCAAGCTTTGCTGTACCAGATTCAGTATTCACAGGGTTCTATAGTGCTAATACAAATGATAATGTATATTACAGCAATTCAACCGCAAATGTACAGGAAGTACCAGAGAACCAAGCATTCGCTCTGGAAGATGACGATTATAGATATTTAGATCACTTTAATTTCTAATATTATATTAGAGGAGGGCTTAATTGCCCTCCTCTGCCATCTTAATTTTTCAATTTAATGTAAACTAAAACAAAATAATAAAAATTATATACCAGAAGGGAGAAATATATTATATGAGTTTTGATCCTAACACTCAACCATATGAAATAAGTAATGAATATGATATTGCTAATATTCTAGCTCATTTTGATTCTAATTATATTTTTGATGTAATTGAAGATAAGTTAGAAAAGATTAGTTTTGCTACAACACTCCCAGAACCAAATATTGTATCTGCGTTTGAAACTAATTTCAATATTATGTATGAGGAGTATCCTGGAGACAATCAGAATATTAAGATAATCCGTGAGCAAGTATATAGAGATATTATTAAGATCCTCACGGGTAAATTCAATCTTTCATTTAATACTACAGATGATACAATCGATCTCTATACAGCAGCAAGATATCTATATGATTTTGTTGTATGCAATCGCAACTCTATTATGATTAATTTCTTTACAGCATTTATTATTAATAATAAAGATTCTCTATGCTCTACTTTAAACATGGATGAATTTAGAAAGAATAAAGATAGCGCTTCTGCATATGGTAAGAGAGTATATTCAGATAACAAGTTCGCATTGATTAGCGCTAATATCAATACTGTTATTAATTATATTAGTAATCTTGATATTACTTTGACAAATATTTTCCAATCAACATACGTTGATTACTCTTTGGTGACATTTCTAGATAATTGTTTTAGCGATAATGGAAATTTCTTTAAAGATTTCTATTGTAGTGTTCTTCAGAAGCCTGAAGAGCTTCCTATTGTTATTACTAATATTAGACTTAAACTTCAAAGTTTAGTCGGTAATATTTCTCAAGAGCATATTGAAGAATATTTATCTTATGGAATTACGGATGGTGAATAATATGGATACAAAGATTATTAGTATTAATGGCGAGCCTGTAGAGAACATTGCAGAAGAAGTAAATACCCCAGCTATAGTTTCTGTAAATGATGAGCCTGTAGAGAATGTTACAGAAGATATCAAAGATACTACAGAGGAAACACCTAAAGATGATGATAAGATCGATCTCTCCAATACTTCAGTAGATAATACTGTAGGGGAATCAGAAAGACACTATAAAGAAGTATTTGCCAGTTATGATCTTAGCAAAGAAGATGTTAAAGTTCTATTAGAAATAGTTAAGAGATATAAAGCCGGAGAGAAACTTAATTATTATGATGCTGTTCCTGAATCATTTAAAGCAATTGCCGATGGCCTTCGTAATGTTGCTATTAAAGAGGGAACTCCTGTTAGTAAAAATGATGCTACTAAGTTCCTTTTGGCAGAATTGATTAGAGATGCTCAGACCAGCAAAGCATTTGAAGACTTTGATAAAGAACTAGCATCGACTATATCTGAAATGGATTATAAATATAATAAGATATTTACTGAAGCATTCGATGAAGTATTCGCTAAGATAGATGAGTTAGAAACTAAAGATCCAGAGCAAGCAGCAAAGATTAAAATAGTAAAGAATGCATTTGATGATGCAGCAAATCTTACTAGCCTTACAGAGTTTATAAACTCTACTTCAGTATCTAAACTTACTAAATGGGCTACTAGATTCAAAGACGAGGTAGATTACTTCAACACAAAAGTAAATGTTACCAATGTGAAGATTCCTGACCTGGGAGAAGTATATCTCGTAATTGTAGCGAATTGTCCTGATCTTAATCCAGAAGATGTTAAAAAGTTTGTTGTTGCTTTATGTAGGCAGTCTTATACTCTCGATGTAAAAAATAATATTGGCGATCTTGCATATATTTATAGATTGGTAAGCTCAATCTATAGTTATAAATTTACCAATAATTCCAAAGAAACTCCACAGTTGCTCAAGAATATCACAGAGGTAATAAAAGGTATTTCTTCGCGTAGCGAAAACTAAGGAGGTTTGGATCTATGGCTGGTCCATATATTAATAACGGAAATTACAGATATGGGGTTTCTCAATATACTCAACCGAATTTACCGTGTTATGATTCAATCGGTCATCATAAGAAACCCAATTACAGACAACCAGCATCTGATACCTATAGAGATGATGGTGTACCGTACACAAGCTATCTAGAGGATAATACTAATGCTTGTGCTACATGTGGTAGATGTAATCGAAATGCTAGAGCTAATATGATATCTAGCCTAGTGAGATTAGAGACTACCATTGATAAATATCTTAAAGTAAAAATGTATGGATCAACATCCGATAAGAACAAGACTGTTCTTATGAAGGAAGGAAATAAGTATTGTGTTTCCTATCTTACAGAGACTGGTATTGCAACTGTAACTGGCACATATCGTGGAGTTTCATCTAATGTACCAGAAGAATGTACAAGCTATATTGGAAACTATAGTTCTACTGCAGCATCTTCTTATATCTGTCTTGATTGTTCTACTGAAGGAGCATCTAAGAAGATCTTAATCTATATTGCTGGAATTAGATATATTGAGGCCGTATATGAAGAAGGCGATGATGCGTACTTTAATCTTACTCAAGCAGAGAAGATTAAGTCTATGGTTTCTCAGATCAGTAGTGCCATCTCTGTTATCAATACTTATATCAAAGTAAATAATAATGGAAAGGGCATAACTGATGACGCAACAACAAACTCTAGCGGAACTCAATGCTGCTGCAACGGCTCAGTTCTTATTATGCATTCACAGGATGATTGTTGTAATACGAGCGATGGCACAAGCAATTCAAATGATGATGCGGATTATAGCGAATACCTTAACGATGACGGATCGTTAGACTTTAATTCACTCATCAGTGCTATGAAGGATGTAAAGTCCATCATGAATAGCTTTATTACGGCGTATGATATTGATACTACTCTTTGTGGTTATGATGATGATTGTTCTTGCAATACAGTTGCCGACGTAACTAAGGATACAGTAATCCAGATTCTTAAGGAAGCTGGAGTTCCTATTGTAGAGGAAGTACCGTATAATGCAACTGAACAGGGTCTCTATATGGTTGAACAGGAGAGTGGTGAGAACGATGGATGGTTAGACGATATTGAAACTTAATTAAAAGATACTCCAGCATGCTTAAATGCATGCTGGGGTTTATTTGTCGAACTTTAATATAATAGAAAGGAGTGTCTTTAGCATGGCTACTACGTACTATAAAGTCGAAAATAGTAAAGTTATCTTTACTGGAGATGGAGAACTTATATATTTTGTACCAGAGAAGTATTTTGACTGTGGAGCTGCCACTGTAATAGGCGAGTTAGTAGAATCTATGGGTATCTTCTCATATGGATTATATGATAAGAATGGTAAACAGCTTAAGATCGCTAGATTTAAATGTCCTACAATGTTTGAGTGTAGGCCCTCTAGTATTTCTAAGGAAAAAGGTTTCCAATTAATCAATAGTAAAACAGCAAAGGATTATCGTCTTCTTCATTTTAAGAAGGGCGATGAATTAATTTGTAATACAAATATTCCTAAAGACGTAGAGAATGTAGAGAAGTTTGTAAACCTATTGATTGGTGGTCATTTACCAGATGATATTCCATATAATGAAGTCCATGAGTATATAATCAAGAATGCAGAGCTAAATGGATTTAATTATAAAGTCTCTGGTCAAACATTTGGTATTCTTGTTGGTGTTATCTATAGATCAATGAAGGATCTATCTGTTCCATATCGTAACTCCGACTATGATAAAAACATGCTTGATTATAAAGCTATATCTATTAAAGAGGTTCCTAAATATACATCTCCATACACCGCTATTACGTCAGAAAACGCTGATGAAGCAATCGCTGCAGCTATGACAATGACCAAATCTAGCGGTGATTCCCCGCTTGAGAAAGTCATGATGGGTTAGGGCTTACAATAAACATATGAATAAAGCTTAAACAGCTTTAAATAGTTTTATTAAATATTTTGCAAAATATTTCATAAGGAGGTATTAATATGACCAAGGGTTATCCCAGAAGTCGGTTTGAAATTATTGATCAGACCAATATTCAGGAACTTCCTCAGACTACTATAGGGTATCCTGTACCCATGGCTATGGCTGCATATACATCCGATAAGGGTCCGGAGCAATGGCGTGTCTTAAGTGGTTTAACAGAATTCTCCAGAGATGTTGGTTCTATCAGTTTCACAAAGCATGGCCAGGGGCAACTCACAGTAGCAGAAATTCTGCGCAATGGCGGTGTTGTATTTGGCAAGCGCATGGTGTCTGAAGACGCTACTTTAGCAAATGTCACTATTCGTGCTAGAGTTATCAATTCAGATAACGTATCTTATCTGTATTTCTATACTAAGTCCTATGAAGACGTTGCTACTTTCGACGAGGCTACCGAGCTCGGTTATGATAACTTTGATGCTAATACTGAGTCCGATGTAGTTGATGTTCCTCTGTTCACTGTAACTCCTATGGGCCGTGGTGTAAGCAACATGGCATTTAGAATTAACCCTGAGTACGTTAATTCTAAGAGCTCTAGCTATGTTCTCTATTCCTTTGAAGTTTATGAGAATCAGGAGCTGCTGGAGAGCATTACGTTTACCATGAACCCTGACGTAACCATTGATGGTGTTTCTCAGGCTATGAATCCCAAGATTCATGCTAATTCCAACCAGGTTAAGGTTAACCTATTTGATGATGGTTTCTATGCTCTTATTACTGCTCTGGCTAAGACTGCTACCGATAGTTCTGGTAACGCTCTTTCTGTTGCTTCTGTTATCAATATGGACTTCATCAATGCAGTAGACCGTCGTGGTAAGAATCCCATGGGTGGTGTTGTTACCTCTGCAGATGCAGATTCTGATGGAGAAGATCTGTGGACTACCAATACTCCTTCTGAGATTGCTGATGACATTGTTGACATCTGTGACGCTCTTGGTGTTGCTCTTACTAATGGTAGTTATGGTGCTTCTGGCAATAGCCCCATCCAGGTTCCCGGCGAGTACGAGAAGATGCTGCTTGGCACGTATGGTGCTAACCAGGACTCTGCTCTGTTTGATACTGTTATTTATGATCTTGATGCCAATAAGATTGATTTCGTAGTTGATGCAAACTATCCTCTTAGCGTTAAGAAAGCAATTAATGACCTTGCAGACTTCCGTCAGGACTTTGCATTCCTGGCAGATATGAACACAGATGTACATGATGTAACAACTATTGTTGATAAGGCAGCAGAGATGCCTAAGAGCAGATTCATTGCTGTGTATCATAACCATTTCAAGATTTATGATCCCTATACCAATAAGCAGATCCGTGTTACCATGCCTTTCCTGTTGGCATCTAGAATGGTTCAGCATATTAGCGATGGTGTTGGTCGTCCGTTTGCTGGTATGCTTAATAGCATTACCTTCCCTGAGATCATTGATGGTTCTGTTAACTTCCTGCCTGTTGTTATCCCTGGTGTTGATCAGAAGCAGGCTCTTGTTGATGCTAACGTAAACTATCTGTCTTACTATGATGGAACTCCTGTAATGGAGACTATGTATACTAACCCTGAGGAAGAGTATACTCAGCTTAGCTATCTGCATAACATCATGGCCATCCAGGAAGTCATTAAGGCTGTTCGTACCGAGTGCCCGAAGGTTCGCTATACGTTTATGGATGGCTCTGATCTTGAGAATTATATCTCTGATGCTAATGCTGTTATCAATAAGTATGTCACTAACTTCAAGTCTATCTCCATGCAGTACATGGCAGATGAGAAGTATGAGTCCAATAGCATCTTCTATGCTACTATTACAGTTCAGTTCAAGAATTTCGTTCAGGAAGAGTACTTCCGCGTAATTGCTATTAGCTAAGAAAGGAGGGCTTGAATTATGTATGGTAGTTCTCGTGTTGTTACTCCTATTACAACCACTAAAAGTTTAGGAGTTAATATTAATACACAGGTTTCTAAGCTGTTTGCTAATACTAAGGATTTCAGAGATGTCACCCAGTACAATCTGATGCGTGGTGTTCCTGACTTTGGTTCTCTCGTTCAGTTCAACCCTTATGAGACTGGTTATGCTGCGTTTATCATTTGCGAAATGCCTAAGTTCATGGAAGCTCTGGCTGCTGCAAATGTAAGCTATAACAAGCTGTTTGAGAACTGGAAGCACATTATCGAGTATGAGTTCAAGAGCTTCCAGGGTCTTCAGGATCTTAGTTCTAGCACCATTACTCTTGGTGATGACCTGAATAGCATTAATGTTATTAATAAGGTTGAAATGCAGAGTGCTAGTGAATTTACACTGGAATATGATGAGAAGTCTGGTTCTCCTCTGACTAAGTTTGCTAGACTGTATCTTACAGGTATTAAGGATCCTCGTACTCAGGTTAAGACTTATCATGGTCTTATCCATAATGGCGATATGGAACCTGGCTTTGAGAATGAGGTCTTCACGTTCCTGTATATCGTTACTGATAACACCATGCGCGAGGTTGAGGCTGCTTACCTACTGATTGGTTGCCAGCTGGTAGATGCTAACATCGACATGTATAACTATACTAAGGGTACTATCGAGAAGGCTACTATTCAGGTTAAGTTCAATGGTTATCCTGTTACTTCTTCTTATATCGAGCTTGCTGCCAAGGATATGATGTCTTATCTGCTTAGTGTTGAGGCTGGTGCTCGTCAGATCATTGTCAACAGCAACGACTACAACTACACTGGTACCGATACCATTGTCGATACTCTTACCGAGTATGGTGCAACTGATAGCACAAAGTATCCCAGCCTTGATTACAATAGCACCAGTAAATATACCAGCTATAGCTACTATTCTGGCTCTTCTACCAGCTCTAGTTCTAGTTCTAGCACTACCACTGGTTCAACAACCTAACGTATTATATACCCCTAGGGATTGCTCCCTAGGGGTATTTATTTTGCTTACTGGTTATCCTGGCTGATAGATTCAGGGTTACTTACAGTATCTTTAATTGTATCCTGTAGAGACTTATCATAAAGCTCTTGAATCTTAGCCATATTAAGATAAGACCCAAGATAATATTTCTTAAGCTCTTTAGAGAACTTAGCTCTATGGATATCATTATTAGAATCTCCCATCATAATATTAGTAATATTCTCACAGTACTCATTAGTATTCACTATAAGCTGGTTAGTATTGGTAATATTGATAAACAGCGGTGGTGGTAAAGTAACTCTAATTCTATTATTTGTGCTATACTCTAAGTTATAGATTTTAGTGAAGAAATCAGACAATAACTCTTGGAAATCTGATTGTCTGGCATATGCAAATCTAAGAAACTTAGAGTTACTCATGGTAAGCTGTAAAGCATAATCTGGAGATTGACGATTCTGAATAATCTCTATAGGAACGCCAATGACATTTATTGCTGCTTCCTCAAGAATATTTAGTAGATCAGTCTTAATCTCTACATTCTGACCTTGCATGACCTCAAACTCTATAGGAGATTGACCATCTGCTCCTCTGGGGATAATGTAATCATTAAATCTACCAGTAATATTCAATACAGAGTTAATACTTTCAATCTGTCTAATACCAAAGTTAGACTTCTTGATTTCATTAATAGTCTTCAATAGAGTCTTAGATATATTAGTCTCTACAGATTGTCTCACATAATAAACTCTCTTATCATTACCACGAGTCATTATAGCCAAACAGTTAGTAAGATAGATAGCGACCCACAGTTTTGCAGGGACAAGAGACATAGCAAGATCAGAAACACCACGCTTAGAGTTCTCATCAAGCTTGAAATAGAAATGCTTAATATCCTCAGGGGGAATATAACTAATACGGATATTGTTACTAGATCCAGCAGCAGCATTAAACTGGTCATTATACTTCAAGATATAGTAAATTTCTTTCTTAAGATCTTGGTTAGTATTAATGAATTTAGCGTCTAATTTCTCTGCAAGATTAGAAGCAATACTGTTTAATAATTCCTCTCTGCGTGTCATTGAATCAAGAGCTTCACTCTTTCCAGTTCCACGTAATCCAGTAATGGTTGTAGTAAGACCAGTGGTTGTATATTTACTATCATAGAGATCAGTCTTAGTATCAATCTCAAAATAGTAATAGCCTAAACAGATATCGTTATTCATCGTTATAGGAATAACACACTCTCTCCTAAGCTTCTTAATTATACACCCATTCATTTCTTTTACTTTACCATTAGAACCATCTCTACGAATAAGACCATCAGAAGTTGTATCCTCATCTCCAGGTAATCTAAGACTATCTCCAAGAGTTTGATCAAACTTATGATGTACAGGAAGTTTCTCTCCCATATTTAAATCATTATCAAATGTATTATCATAGGCATAACCCTTACCACCAGCGCTATTAATATCGAGCATTCCTTCATTGATAATGGAATTCTCTCTAATAGCCATCTCGGTAAGAGATTCTTTTACTACTTCTTCATGTTTCTCTCTAGCCATCTTCTCAGAACTAATGATAGAAGAAATATAACCATCCTCAAGAGCAATACTAAATTGGCCAAGATCCTCATATGAAGGATCATTACTCTTACCTGTCTGGTATATTGTTGATTCATTAAGAATCACAGCACCCTCATGATATTTAGCTCTAACTACAACATTCTTATTTGTATCTTTACGATCTAATAGACGTTGAATGGCTTTAGTATATGGAACACAATATACAAATACTTCACCGTACTTAGAAGTATCATCATATATCTCAGTCGTAAGCTTAGAGAGTTTATACTTATGCTTCATATCTTCTACATTACGGCTAAACTGTTCTGCAGAATCTCTTGTAGGAGAATCTGTTTCTAGATTAAGAAAATCCTTACTAAAACTATCAGCAGATAATACGTTATCTCTTATAGTCAGTAATGCCTCTTGTAGTTTAGGCATATACTTAACAACTTCATCTGTCTCTTGGTCTAATGCTTTTACCCATCTATTATCTAGATAAGTATTAGAGAGATTGTTTACGAATTCATTATCGCCAAAGATGCGCTCAAATTCCGATACTGTGGTAGCATCGCTTTGAGCATTCATAAACATACGCTCATATAGTCTAGATATGTTAGGCTCCCCAACATTATCTACGTTAGCATCCATAATATTCTTTATAGATGCATTAATAGAGTCAGTAATATCCTGAAGGCTTCTCTTATTCTCTATATCGGAATAGTATGTAGATCTATATAATGAATCTGTGTTTCCCTGAATTCTATCTGCAATACGCTTTAAAATACCAGTTCTAACTTGAGGCTGGTTATCATTCTTATTATCGGGCAAAGTGGTTCTACTCCTTTCTTGTGTAGATATTTATTGAAATGTTTCAGATGTGTTAAATAATATAAATAGAGCGTGGATAATACCACGCTCTATAAAATTTGTTATTGAATGCCTACCTCAATAGCTCCACTATTCATAAGAATATAAGACAGTACATCATTAGCATTACAGATTCTATAGATTACTTGAATTCTCTTCTGATCTATACTGGCATCATATGTACTACAATACCAAAAAATAGTATCTAAGTCTGTTGCTACACGACCAAGCTTAACAACCGTAGTTGTAAGCTTAGTCGTGTAAGGTTTACAAGCAAAATCTAATACATTAGTAGCTAACCATGAGATCTTTTGAATATCATCATACTTATCATGGCAAATGATAAACTGTTTGACAATATCTAAGAAATCTCTAATACCTTGCTCCTGAACATTGTTAGGAGCAAAGAGATTATTGATAGATTTAGATGCTATTTCTTTTGACTCTTGCAGCTTATTTTTAATAGATGGGTTAGAATCTATATTGATTATCTTAACTAACCCATCTATAGAATCCCTAATGGATTGCTGAAGATCATCATTCTTATTGTTCATCAGTATTACCTCCCTCAAACGTATCTATAACCGATGATCACATTTACAGTAAACTTTTTCTTCTTAATACAAAACTCAGCAATGAATACATTAGGGCTAGCCATACTGAAATCGCGTATCGTTAAGAACACTTCGTCTGATTTAACAACCGGAAGAAGCCCGGAGAATAGCGTCATAAAGAACTTACCATGGTGCTTATAATATATAGCTCCATCTGTTCTTCTTAGAGCAAATACTTCTTCTAGAGCTTCATTAACCTTCTCTTGCTCACATAGTATAGGAAGAGTTGCGGCCGTAATAGCATTATACATAGCGCTATTACCAGATATATAAGCGCCTGAATGCAGTGTTAATTCACTAGCTCCGTTCATAGTCCTAATAACATAATCTGAGCAAGCATTAGTATACTCAAGCTCAAACTCTGTCTCTAGAGTAATTGTCTTTATGAATGCAGATAACTCTCTAGCATTAATAATATATCCATTTATTGCTGGATTATAAAACATTGAATCATCTAATTTCACATATGCGATATAAGTGCAGATATTGTCATAACCTACAATCGCTGAATATGAGACTAAATATTGAACATTGTTTTGCTTCAATGCTTTTACCGCATCATTTAGATATATCAGATCTACAGTTTTGATTACGTCCATTTGTGATGCACCATCTTTCCACTAATAATACACATTGTTCTCTTCTTAGATTTATCTACTAAACTAACCATAGTTCTCTTCTGCCCTTTGGGGATGATATTAACCATGATTCTCTTACCACTAACAGAATCATGGGATCTAAGACCTCTAATTGGAGCTTTAATTGTTGTGAAATACTCAATGATATCGTCAGCCATCTGCTCATATCCAGCAAGCCTTAAATATCTTTCACAGAATACTATAGGATTACCACAGAGATAATCTTCAGAGAAATATACAACTCTATCAAAGTACTCATTGTTAAATCTATTCTCTTTAGGATCCAATTTCTCAGGAAGAAGAATCTTACCATGCTGCGTCGGGGGAGATATATTGTTCTGGTTGATCTCCCACGGATACATAGACTTATAGTCAAAGTCATTTAGATTATCACAGATCATTACAGGTCTACCATTGATCTTCATCTTAGGTTTATCGCTTACATTCAGCGGGTCTGCAACAAATGCTCCAGCAAACGTAGATTTAGGATTATTCTTATTTACGTTATTTCCAGCAACATAACCCATATCCCAGATATTAGCGATAAATCTATTTGCAAGATACGTTGTCTGTCTATGAACTTTAGAATATCTTACATTGGTTGTTAATGACTTAGTGAATACAAAGTCTACATCGCCAATGCTATGCTCAATGCACAGCTGTACGATAGTATCCATTACGTTGTAGAATACAAACGTATGATAATCCAAATACGGAAGCTTAATAACGCTAGTAGTAATATTAGAGTAATCCAATTTATTAACCCCAGCGAATCTACCTCCAATATAATCAAGCTTATAATTACTTACAGCTCTCTGTCCTTTACGACGAGATGCAAATGTTATAAGCTGATCTAAATATACAGTGTAACAAGAGATACAAGCATAGTCTCCACGTTCTTCAAACTTCTCTGATCTAGAATCTATATAATAATAACATTCCTTATCTTTAAAGTCAGGATGGCAAATAAACTCCGTAGGATCATAGCCTAATGTCTGTATTCTAGCAATCAAGTATGGCAAGTCAAATGCGATATTCCATGCAAGAGCAAAGTCTGGTTTTATTGTATTGATTACACTGAATGCATCATGAATCATCGCTGCTTCTTCATCATAATACATGATATGATAATCAAAATCTTGTAACCCGTATTTATGCTCTTTTTTCCAACCTCCAACACTCTCCCTAACAAAGTCCTTAAGATCATTCGTTAGGTTAGGAGTATTCTTGAACTCTTCAATCAATGGATTCTTAGGATTCTCTAGAAGCAATGTATAAACATGCTTACCGGTATCATCTACCAGAGTAATAGCATTTACAGGACATTCTCCCATCTCAGGGAAATCTCCAGCCATATCTATACCATCAGTCTCAATATCAAAATACAGTTTGGTTGGAGTATAGTTGTTATTCTGATAAGTTCTAGCAAACAACCATCTATAATAATCCTCTATATTCATATCTGCATTAAATACAGAAGGAATAGTAAAGAGTTTCTCATTCTCTCTATAGTTTCCATTTCTAATATTGTCATAGAAGTATTCAAGATTACCAGTATTCTCAGCAATACTCTTCTTAAGATCTGTATACTTACACTCTATAGGATGCACATTGTTCTTCTCAATATAGAGCTTATTATAATCTACAGGAACACCCTCGTTAGTCATCCAATACGTATAGGTTGGCTCTACAATATGCTGTAGTTTCTTTTCTCCCGTATTAAGATCTTTATAAATAATATCTATACTGTCTTTGGTACGTGTAGTTCTACCATCTTCAGTTATAATCTTTCTAGGTTTATGGTATATCACATTAAGCAAACTAATATTATCTCCAGCTTTATATCCACGGATGAAACTTTCGCCAATCATTTAACCACATCCTTTCTAATTATTTTGATGTAAAACTCTTTATATTTGTCTAGTTTTGAACGTAAACATTACTATAATGAATAATCCCTGATACCTGTAAGGTGGGTTATTTATTTAGAGCATGGTGATAAGTTCTTTCTTGGGTTGGCTTGAATGTGTAGAGGTTGTAGGTTTGCTATAGTGTATTTCCTTTCAATTCATATGTAAATTTCTCCTTGTATATAACATCCTGGAGCTGCAGGTGGCTCCAGGATTTATACCGCAGTAAATTTAATACCAAAAAACAGATAAGTAAAATTTTAAGGAGGGATCTTATTCTATGGCAACATCTAATGTTGGTTTTAATATTAACTCATTTGTTAAGGGTTCTCCTGAAGAGAAGAGCCATACTGTTACTCAAGTGGTAGATGCTGAGGTTGTAGAACCCACAAAGAGAGGTCGTCGTAAAAAGAAGGATGATACTGCTATTGCAGTAGCATCTCCTAATAGCATTGTTCCTGAGAGTAGTATGTCTTATGTACAGCAGAATATTCCATATGCTGTGGCATATCAGGATACTAATAAACAGCTTGATGATGTAATCAATGATCTTAATATGCTTGGATCTGAAGTCATTGATGAACTTCATACTATTAGAGCTTCTAAGACTCTAAAGAACAAGTATACTTATATCAATGATATGACAGCAACAGCATCTTCTATCATTAGTGCTAAACTAGCAGCTATCAAAGAGAAGAATACTGTTATCAATAACGTAAATAGAATGGAGCTTGATAGACTCAAGCAGCTTAAGGTTCAGGCTTCTGAAGAAGATGAGAATACTCGTATCGCTAACCTGTATGATGCATTTGTTAATACTCCTGTTGGTGTAGGAGTTGCTGGTCTTGGACCTTCTATGCAAGATATGATTATCTCTGGTTCTGGTCAGGATATTGATAGAACTAGCATTGGTCTTGCAGATAATCAAGCAAATTGGGAACAGTCATTAGATCCAGCAAATAACCGGATGCTTCTTGAGGCTAGAGGAAATATAGAGACAGTAGTAATGTATGATGAGTCTACTGGCAATCGTTGGTTTGATGTAGTGGATAAACAGACAAGACAATCTGTTCCTAACGTAGAAAGACCTGACAATACGTACATCTATGATTTGGATATCAATATCCATGGAGGATACGCAAAGGATAGTAATCTCAGCAAAGTATATCCTCTTGTTGTTGTTAATGCCGATAGTGGTATGAGCGAGTATTAAAATTAATATAGAGGGGAGAAATCCCCTCTATATTTCTCTTAGTATTGCCAAATGATATTTCCTTGGTAGATCTCGCTACCAGTATTCTTTAGAACAATGACATCACAAGATGCCGTATTAAGCTCATTATTATGAGAGATGATAAAACATTGCTCACAGTTCATCATACCCATAATTCTATCCAGCAATTCAATAAAGAACCCTCTGTTGTTTGTATCTAATCCTCCATCCATCTCATCTATGCTAATGATATTATACTTAGTTGAAGATTGATGAAGAATAGAGAAACTCAGTATCATAGAGATCATACACTTTTGTGCCGTACTCATAGAGCTTATATCATCATGCATTAATCCAGAACCAAGACATGGTATTCTAAACTCATTCTCATTTATAATAAATGGTTGAAGAACAAATTCGCCTTCAAATAACAGAGCCAATAGACTGTTAGCAGTATTGATGATCTTATTCATATAGAGTTGCATGAATAGAGTTTGTATTCCCGTAGATGGAGATGAATAATATCTTATCTTCTCTATCTTGTTATATCTATCGGAATACTCTTTCATCTCTTCTTTGTATTGAGCAAGCATAGACAGAGCCTGTTGAGTAGCATTTCTATCATCTGTAAGAATATTAATATCATTCATTACAGAACCATGATTAGAACTTAGAGTATGAAGCTGATCTTGCAATTCATTTATTTCAGTAGAATTTACATCTAAAGATTGCTTAATTTTCAACAATTCACTCTCTCTGCCCTCGGAAGGCTCAAGATCGTCTTTAACAGTTCTCGCTAGCTCGTCAACTTTAGTTTTAGCAGACTTGAGATCATCTAATTTATTTCTATCTTGAGATAATAGATTGTTTAACTCTTCTACTTGACTTGCTAAAGAGTCTGTTTTTGTGGTTAGATCTTCTATATCAGCAATGATAGATTCAATGATATCATTTTTTGCTTCATATACTCTATATTCTGTTTCGTAAGCCTTAAGCTGTTCTAATGCCACTTTATATTCTTCTATCATATTCCCACAATCAACGTACTTATATAGATCATCTATATCTCTAAATGAATCCATACTAAGCATCCTATCATAGAAAGTATTAAAGAAGTCTTTAGACAC